CTACAGCAACCTGCTTGCGACGCTCGCCAAGTTCGGCGACGCTTCGGACAAGGTTGTTGCTTGGGTCATGCACTCACAGCAGTACTTCGACCTCGCTCAGAACGCCATCACCGCCAATGTCACCAACATTGCCGATGGTGTCATCCGTCGTGTCGATGTCGCTGGTCTCGGACGACCCATCCTCATCACGGATTCGGATTCGCTTATTGCGACTGCCGATACCCCCGATTCGTACTTCGTGCTCGGTCTTCAGGCTGGAGCCCTCGACATCAATCAGTCGGAAGCGGTCAACACCGTCATCGACAATGTTACGGGTCTTGAGCAGTTGGTTGTCCGTAGCCAGTCGGAGTACGCATACAACCTCGGAGTCCGTGGCTTCAAGTGGGATATCGCTAACGGCGGTGCGAACCCGACTGCGGGAACGCTCGGCACTGCGTCCAACTGGGACAAGGTTGCCACCGATAACAAAGACCTTGCGGGCGTTGTCCTCAAGTGTCAGGCGGCTTAGTAACCACTAACCAATAGGGTGGGGGCGGTTATGCCGCCTCCCCCTTCATCTAATTTCAATGGCATTTACAGAAGCTGAAAAACTTAAGATAGCGAAAATACTCGGTACTGATTACATCGAGGTAAATGACCAGATATTCAACCTCGGCACTGATTGGATTACGGCTGAAGTCGAAACGCAGGTCAGGGCGGAGATTACAAGGTGGGAATCGGGAATAGGCACAGACTTCGTGTCAATCGAACCGAACACCGCCAACTACGGAGCTCGTATAGACCCTGAGTTGGAGAAGGATGATATTCGTTCCAATATCGCCAACCTTCTGTATCTGACTGATTATGTCAAAAGGTCAACTGGTGTATCTCTAGTGCGTGGCTAATGAGCAATGTATTCGACAAATTAGGGCGACAGGTTCTGCCCAAGGTATTTGATAAGTTGTCCGATGTCGGGCTCTCCGACCTGATGGATGTAAAGGGCGAGACTGTAACCGCTGGCACTGGTGGTGGACGCATCAAGTCCGCCGCTCCGACTGTTTATAGCAATGTGCCCGTCGTTTTCACTCCCAGCACAAAAGGTTTCAAGATAAACCAAGGCGAAATCCTGCAATCCAATCAGGATTACATCCTGAAGTTCCCAACGCATAGCCCTGCAGGTGTTCGCTATGCGATTGACCCACGGGTGCATCGTCTTGTAGTGAAGGCACGAACCGCTCCTGCTGACGAGCCCGCAAAGACCTACTTTTCGGCAAATTGAATGTCTCGGCTGTAACGAATCTGGCAACGGGTGGAGTCCATCACCTGATTGCCTCTGAAACGGCTAGCAAGCCGTATGTCATTTTCAACCGCCAAGCATCGGCTGATGTCGTCAGGGCGTTTCAGAATAATCTGATTGCAGAAAATGATGTGTGGACAGTGATGGCAATCTCTGACGAGGATTGCTCGACTACCAAAGAGCCCCAACAGCTTAATCAGGACATCCTGACGGCGGCTGAAACAGCAATAGGGAACTCCCTGACATTGGCGGGCGGCTCTGAAACATGGAATGTCGAAAGGGTGGCTGACATCCCCGAATTCGTCGAAGTGGTCAACGACAGGGTTGTGTATCATAACGGATTTTGGCTCAGAATTTGGGCACATTAAGAGGTGTTTATGGAAGGAAGTGAAAACAAAAAAGAAAAAGCCGCCCCTAAGCGTAGCAATGACTCCTACAAGGTTCTCATTGGCTTTGACCTTGAAGGCGACATTAGATGCGATGAAGGCAGTACCGTTACAGGATTGACCAGCAAACAGGTCGAATCCCTCATTAAGATGAACGCCATAGCGAAGGAGAAACAATAATGGCTCTAGCAAAAGGACTATCAATTTACATGAATGGCGTTTCACTTGGCTGTGCACTGACCTCCCTTGATGCTACGGCTACCACAGACGCTCTCGATTCCACGACGCTCTGCCAGAACTACCGCACCTATGCGACTGGCATTAAGAACGGCACTGCTTCCGCATCTGGAATCTGGGATTACGACTCGACGACTGCGGACAAGATTCACGATGTGTTCAAAGCGGCTTACGACAGTGGTAGCGAGAATATCGTCACTGCCACGCTCGAAAGCATTGCCAGTAACGCCGTAAACAAGGATGCTATACTCTTCAACGCCACCCAGTCCTCGTACAATGTCGAGGTGCAAAACGGGCAGTTGATTATGTGCACGGCGGAGTTTCAGGCGACCAGTGGAATCAACTACGGCAAGATTATTTTCAATGCGGCAGTTAACAACACCACCACAAATGGTACTGCCATAAACAACACTGTAGACACCACGAATGGTGGTCTCTTCCAAGTGCAAGTGCAGAATCCCAGCGAATATGGCTGGACAGTCAAACTGCAACACTCGGATGACAACAGCACATGGGTAGACCTTGCGACTCTTACCTCAACGGGTACGGGCAAGAAGTACGAAGCTCAGTCAGCACAGGTCACAGGAACTATCGAACAGTATGTCCGTGCACGAGTTACTGCGAGCACTGGTTCAATAACCTTCGTGGCGGGCTTCGCACGGCGGTAAATTAAGTAAATAAAGAGGAAATAACATTATGGCACTTGGTGGAAAGAATTCAGCTTGGAAACACAAGCTCACTGGCAATGTCACCCTGACGGACTTCACGACAAGCACGATGGGTGTGACCCTCAACGCCTCTGCGGAGCAGGTCGAAGCAACGACCTTCGGAGATGCGTATCGTGACTATGAGCAGTCGTTCAAAAACGGAACGATTGATGTCACCTACAAATACAGTGCGGCTGTTTACGGACAGCTTGCCGCTATCTACAACGCTGGCGACACGGTTGATTTCGAACTGTATCCCGATGGCGACACTGGTGCTGGTAAGCCCAAGATTTCGGGTGGAGCGTTCATCACTTCTTTTGGAACGCCTGTCGAAATCGGCAACCTGCTCCAGATGACTGTCACCTTCCAGATTGCGGGTGCAATCACCTTCGGCACTGTCTAAGGATGCCTAAGAAGCGTGACCCAAGACTTGTGCGGTTTGGGCTGAAAGGTTTCAATCAGCCCAAACGCACACCCTCTCATCCGAAGAAGTCTCATGTGGTGCTGGCTAAGGTCGGTGCAAAAACCAAATTGATTCGCTTCGGTCAGCAGGGGGTATCAGGTTCTCCTTACAGGAAAGGAGAGAGCCAAGCGTCCAAGAGAAGGCGTTTGGCTTTTCGTGCTCGACACGCCAAAAACATTGCAAAGGGCAAACTGTCTGCGGCGTATTGGGCTAACAAGGTTAAATGGTAATGACTGCTAGCTGAAGCACAGGAACTCAGCACAATTATTATGAATTTCGCACAAAGCAAAGGAAAAACTGTAAGCAAAACATTCGACTACAAATATATCGACGCAGATGGCAATGAGGCGATTGAGCCCATTACCATCGAATTTTATGAGAAGTCGCTGACCCCAGCGTTCCTTGACTCGCTCATGCAGTATGAGGAAAAGCGTGACACAGCGGCTATTGCCAAGCACATCAGCAAGAATCTCGTCGGCTGGAATCTCACTTGGAATGATGAGGCGTTCCCACCGACTGTCGAGAACCTGACGGAAGTCTGTGACTTTGAGTTCCTCATGCAGATTGTCACGACAATGGCTGAGACATTCGGGGGAAACGGACAGAAGCCGACAAAATCGCAAAGTTTGTCGGCGGTCTCGGCGAAGTCAGAGACAGCGAAGGCGAGCTAATCTCGCCCTCGTTTGAATACTATCTGTGGAAGGCTAGCAAGATACTCGGTTGTTCCTATTTGGAACTGGAAAGCCACCCAGATAGAGCTCGGTTGATGGGCATCGCTTTTACTTGCAGTAGAGGCGAAAGCGAAGGCGAGTATCTGAGAGAGCTCAATCCTATCTGGCAGAAGAAGAAGAAGGAGATGAGCGAGCAAATGAGCAAGGCGAGTAAATAATGGCAAGACTCCAGTCAGAATTACCCAGTTACGCTAACGAAATCAACAGCATCGTTGAGTTGGTTTATAAAGCGGCGGGAACGAAGATGCTGGAAGCCATTAAGCAGAAAGTCCCTGTGGATACGGGTGACCTACGAGATTCTTACACCTACAAGATTGACGGGCAGACCCACATGACAATCGGGTCTAACCAATTCATGGGTGTGTATCGAAGAGGTCATCCGACTTTTTATGCTCCATATGTGGAGTTCCCGACTTCACGACGGAGGTCTGCTCAACCGCATTTCGTGCCTGTGTGGATGCAGGCAGAACGCTTTATTACCGCCGAATTCAAGGCGTTGTTTAGGAATCTCTAGTTATGGCAAACGCATTTACCTTATTCGGGGAAATCTCGGTAAATACCAGCAAGTTCATCAAGGACATGGACAATGCCCAGAAGCGTCTTGAGAATTTCAAGAACGCTCTGGATAAGGTTGAGCGTTCAGCAAGCGGTACGGGCTCTGCAAGTGCGGCTAACGACAAATACGCATCGAGTGCGACTAGAGCCGCCTCTGGTGCAAATACCCTTTCCACAGCTCTTACAAAAAACGCAACAACTGCCCGTAGCACCTCGTCGGCAATGAACGACCTTGCGTCCCGCATGGGCAACGCATCAGAGCGATTCAAGTCCTTGGGTGTGACTGCAACCGCTGGCTTGACCGTTCCGTTGGGCTTGCTTGGACGAGCTCTTCTGGAGAGTGGAAAGGACATGGACTCCATGATGAACCAGTTGGTCATGTCCACGGGGTCAATGGAGAACGCAACAGCGAAATTCCAAGAACTGCTAAATGTTGCAAATGCAAGCCCTGGGGTTTTCGCCAGCACAGCCATTGGAATGTATGGCTTGATTCGTCCTAGCGTTCAAAACGAGCAAGTCATCACTTCTCTTGTGATGGCGATGGGCAAACTTAAAACGGCATTTGCCGAATTAGATGTCCGTAACTTCGTCTGGAACATGACCCAGATATTCAATCAGGGCATGGAAATCATGGACTTGAAGCAGGCGTTCAACTTCTTCCCAAGATTCGGAGAAGTGATTGCTGAGAAGTTCAAGATTGACGGCACATCCGCTGAAGCTATCCAGCCCGTCCTGCAGTTTATGCGTAAG